TATCAAGCTTATCAAGGGTTGTCTGCCTTGGCAGTGCGTCTTCTTGATGATTAGAGTTAAGCATAATAAAATTATAACGTCAACAATAATAATTATAAACAACGAAGATAATAAAAAAAATAGATACAAACAAACACACAAGCCAAAAAGAACCACACCACAAAACACCAAAGAACCAGCAAAACGGATATATCAACCGATGCAATGCCAGCTAGAGCCTATATAAAAGTATGTTTCGTGGTGTGGTGTGGTGGTGTTGATTGATTATTTTGAAGTAGAATATGGCTATCAAGAGGTCATAAGGGGTAAGTAGGCTCCGTACTACCGTATATACCCCTTCAGATTTTTATGCCTAAAATCTACCAGTACTTTTCAATGACCTCTATAACATCATCGTACTCTGCAATCCTCTTTAGCTCCCCTATGACAGCCTCAGTTACGTCAGAGTGTTCCCCAATCCCAGCAGGGTTAGCCATATACACTTCTACATTAGTCTTATGGACTGCTATCATTCCCTCAGCGTACTGCGTTACTGCTCCAAGGAGGTCTACAGACCCCTTACCACACTTACATGTCATGTTTAATCCTTATATAAGTTTAACCCCCCTATAGCTATAGGGGAAGGTTAGAACCACGAACTGGCCTTTGGCCTATGGTTACTGGTGTTTACATGGGATAAGAACCTATCTAACTCGTTATCCAATAATTCAGATTTCCTGACCCTGATTTCTGTGTCTGCATCAGCAGCCATCTGCTCTACCCAGTACTGCACAGCCATAGCTAGGACATCCAACCTATCATCGTGAGCCAAAGCACCACGCTGACGTGTAATCCTAGTCATCTGATAGGTCAGCATGTACCTCATGGCCTTCTCAGGGGGGAGGTGCTGTACACTATCGTAGTCTTTCTGCAGCACTGTGGGGTCTATAACGAGCCTATGCTGGTTCATCACAGGTTCCAGAGTGTCTATAATCCTGGCTTCCTTCTGTTTACTATGCCTGACCTCTTCCATAGACACAGGGTACACCTTGGTCATGTAGGGTTTGAGCAATTCGGTGAACATACCGTCACCAAAGTTACTCTCAATCAGCACAGCGTTAACCTTATGGTCTTTTGCTAGGTTAGCTATGGTGGTTAAGGTTTGATTACTGTAACCCCCAGCTATGCCTCCAGCCGCTGCAACGTGCAGGAAACCGTTAAGCATCTTCACAACAGCGTATGCTGTCTCATCTGAGCCTCTACCAGAGGGGTCAATGGCAAGAACACTACCTGTGTAGCTAGAACGCCCTACGGTGTCCTCTGGGGCGTAGAAACGGTCACCAGACAACGCTACATTAGGGATGCTATCAATAGGTTTGAAGATACCCCAGACCAGTTTCTCTGGTGCTGTATCAATATCACAGGGGTAGACAATCAGGTCTGCTATCTTGAGAGGAAATCTATCAGCATCAGACATGCTAGTATCAAGCATAAATTGTAAAGCGAAACCGCTTCTGCCATAACTAAGCTCTCTTTCTATCAAATCTTCATCAGAAAAGCGTTTAGAGTCCGTAGGAGTCCCACTGACGGCCTCTGAGTCCTTCTCTAGTGTGTTCCATAGGAAAGGAGCCAAGCGGCCACTGTAGGCCTTCTGAGAGTCCTCTACGGTAGGATACCTTGCAGGCCATACACGCATGGCATAGCCACGTTCTAGTAAAGTATTGTACAGGGACATCTCGTTTTGAGGGGTTCCAAGGTACACAACCTTGCCATCTGGCTTTAGGATAGCGTCAAACTCCTTGACTGCCTCGCTGAGCTTCTCACGCATCATCTGGGTCATGGAGTTGTTAGGTACTTCTACGTCATCAGCAATGATTATGTCGGCACGAGAGCCAGTAAGCTGGCCTGTCACGCCCACAGATTTGACTGATGGGCTACCTGCTGCTTTGGCAGGGGCTACGTCAAAGGCAATCTTTGACCATCGTTGGGTATCCTTGGCTACTAGGTGCTGACATATGGGTAGCTCTAGGATAATCCGTTGGGTAAAGGTGGAGAAGTCATCAGCACGAGACTTCGATGCAGATACAACAAGAAACTTTAGCTCTGGGTCTAGCAGAAGCTGATGTACGACATAAGCTGCCGTGATATAGCTTTTACCCACCCCACGAAAAGCCTCAATGATGGCTCGTTTAGGACTACTCTGCAGGTATTCTGCAATGTCGTACTGTATCGGGGTAGGTTCTGGGAGGCCAAGGTGTTTCCACACTAAGAAGAGAAAGTTTCTGAAGTCCTGCAGTTGAACTGGTACGTTCAAGCAGCTAGTGCCTTTGGATTACTAGCGTCAACGCCCAGCCATTTAGACCATTCGTTATAATAATGTCTCATGCCAACCTCATCGTGGATTGTTCCATTCTCGTGTCTGCCGTGGAGGATATAACGTTCTTCAGTAGCTGGACGCATTGTTGTGCCTTGTCCTGCTACACCTATTAGGTCTTCGTGTAGGTTACGTCCGAAGCCACCCCAGATGGAGTTATGGTGTTTAATACGAGTAGCTCTGTCTTCTTTGCTGTCACTCTTGAGGCCATAGCCTCTGAACTCTATGAGAACCTTGTTAGGTGCTAGAGGAGTGACGCTATCGCTACGGTAAGCTGAGCCTCGTAGATTAAAGTTATATCCTGGGAATAAGTCTACCATGTACCATTGGTTTGGGGGCAGGGTAGGGAAGGAGAGTTCGCCTCTATCTTCAAAACCATCGTACTCTTCGTAGTTTACCGTGAAGCTGCTGACGTTAACGTGACCGTTATCGAAAGGAATGTTCTTTCTGGCAAAGTATTCATCGTTAAACCCTGACACACGATTAAAGTAATGCATGAAGTCGTGATAGAACTCTGAGTTTGTGTCATGCCAAAGCTTGTAGTTGGTATCTATGATAGCCTTGTGATAGTGGAATACCTCTAGCTCTTCGGTATCAATAGCACCAGCAATGCAATCAAAAGCACCACCTGTCCATTCTTCTACACTCTGGGTAGGATTAGGGTCTAAGGTGACCCAAACCATGCCGCCATGCTTTACTTCGCAATGAAGTTTTGGCTCTGAGGTGACGATAGGAGCCGCAAACGTACCACTAGGTTCATTCACATCGTAGTTACGATAGGCAACTATCTCCTTGCCAGTGTTATACGCGAGGATGTTTTGGCCTGCTATCTGACCAGTTCTAAAGTTACCAGCCTGTGGTAGCTCACTTTTGTGAAAGCAGGGAACCCAGACCTTAGCAAATATCTTTTCTATCTCTTGTTCATACAGGTCTTGGTCTGAGTAGATGAGGGAGCTAACATATTCTACGTTAGGCTTTGTACGCCATTGCTTATGGTTTCTTGGAGCCATAGTTTGCTGCGTCCTTTAGATAATGATTACGGATTTGTTCCATTGTTCTGCCACACCCAACGCAGTACTTCTGCTGCACATCGAGTTTACAAATACCTACGCAGGGACTTTTCATTATTAGTTAGTCACTGAATCAAACGGCAGGCTTTCTAGAAGGCTACCTAGAGGAGACTCAGCAGTTATAACGTCTAGGCTGGCTCCGTTGTCTTTGAGGAACTTGACGGCTACGGATAGCTCTGAGGCTGTAGCTTCGCCAGTACGAACACGAGCAAGTAGCTCTTGGCTTACTGCATCATGCAGGGAGTCTAAGATTTCTCTGCTCATTGGTACTCTCCTGTACGGATTTGCTCAGCAACTTCGATGGCACGTTGGCCTACCTGCTCAGCCCAACGGCTGTTAAGTAGCTCTGTCGCTCCAGTATCGAAGTCTTTTTCCTTTATCGCTGCCATTGCGTTGACGAACTTTAAGGCTGTCCCTATGCCTACGTTGAAGACGAAGTTCATTAATCCTTCGTATCTCACCGTGTCTAGCTCTTGTGACCACGGCATCATCTTTTCTAGCTGTGCGTCCACTCGCTTCAAGTCGTTCATTAGTAGGCTTTTCGCTTCTTCTTCGCTGATACCTACGTCCTCCAGATTGCGTCCTATTCCGATAGTTAGCTTGTTTGAAGTACATCTATATGGCTTTAGCTCCATAGATTCATGTCTAATGAGTTGGTCAATTAGCTGGTTCATGCCTTCTTCTTTTTGTACTTGTCCGTTTTGCTCTTTGGAAACCCAGCTTTCATGTTTGCATAGGCAGCATCTGATACTGTTGACTTTGATTTTGTTCTGCTAGTTCCTGCTGCTTTTCTTTTATTCATGTTTTCATATAAGCTCATTCGATTTCTCTCTGCTTGTTCTGGGGTTGTATGGTTGTGCATGTCCCACATAATCATTTTTTCTTAAACATCTTGGTTAACTGTTGAACGCCAAAGCTGGCTGCAAACACGACACCAACGGCTGTCTTATAAAAATCCGGCATTGTCTCAAGGGCTTCAAAGCCTCGTTGAACAATGTGTTCATGTCCTGTAAATGCTAAAATTAATGGTATGCTTACCAAACAGGTTAGCCACTCATCTTTCCATGAAGATGCTGAAGCGGATGCCATTGTTTGGTTCCACTCCATTTCACCAGCAGCTACCTTTTTTGCTACTGCAACCTTGGCTTTCTGGGTTTCAACTTTCCCTTCCATCCATGTTCCCGCAAGTCCAGCGACTGCCTGTACAACTCCTAAAATCATAAGTTTTGTCCCTCTAATTTTACGCAACGAAACGCTTGAGGTTTCTCTCGCCCTTCGTTTATTTCCAAAATTGCTTGTCGCATTTCTTCGGCTCGTGCAGCGCATAGCTCATAAGAGGGATAAGCCCCACGAGTGTTAGAATATTCGTAGCATTCGGTTGGATTAAAAACGGAGCAGGCTAATACAATTACTTTAAACACTTTATGTCATTCCTTTTAACCACATCACATACCAAGCAAGACCCCCAACTCCGATAGTTAGGATGCCCATAACGGCACACCATGTGATTAACTGTTCTCGTTTGTGGGCGCGAAGCCTAAGCTCTGCTTGTATTCTTGCTCGTTCAGATGCTATTTCAGCTTGTAATCTTTCCCACTGTCCTGGTTTCCCATAAAGCTGGAAAACACTGCGAAGCTCTTTACGCATATCGTCTAGCTTTTCTTTCTTGAAATGCTTTTCGATGGCACTGTCTTCGGCAAGGGAAAACCTTGAGTTTTTCTTTTTGGATGCACCAAATTGAAGCTCTGCTTCTCCTTGGGCATATTTTGAGATTGACGAACTAAGGCTGCTTAAATCTTTGCCGATTTGGACGGCCTTCATAATTGCAGCGTGACCAGCAGAAACAGCCGCAAAAGCGGATACTGGGTCAATCATAGTGATGACCTCCATTCAAAGATGTTAAGGGTTTATATTTTTGTAAGAAGGGTAGCTGCTAGGCCAACGATTATTACCGTTGACCCCATAATCATAGCTTCCAAACGCCACAAGCGTTTGTCTAAGCCAGACAGTTTGTCTTCTACAGATGCGTACCTTACGGCACACTCTTTTTCGTGTGCTTCGAGTTCGAGGGCAACACGCAATTCTGGGGTGACTTCCTGTGACATCTTCATCACCCAGCGATTTCCATAAAAGTTACGCTGGATTCTGTTGTATAATTATAATTAACACCATCATATGCAGAAATATTTAGGTAAAGCTTATCAGCACCACCTCCACCTCCACTTAGCCCTGTTATCTTATAGGTTATAGCATCAGTTGTATCAGTTAAGCCTTCTCCAGTTTCATCTAAAAAAGTATAACTTTGTGCGTGAATCCCATATCCCATAGCATTTTCTGACACAGAGTTGAAAATTTGGCCTGTGTACCCAGTGCCTTCAGATGTTCTGCCATTACTTGTTCCAGTGGCTCCTTTGTTAACTATAGCATAGCTTCCACTACCAATTTTTCTGTTTATGCAAATAATTGCGTTGTAAAGAGAACTCATTTTTAAATTAAAAGTAACAAGAATTTTACTGTTACTCTTTGTTCTAGTAAAAGAATGTTCAGTTCCAAATAAATCAGTGTGAGTATTAGCTAAAACTAAATCACCAAATTGAGTGATTGGGTTTGTTTGAACTTTAAGTACACTGCCTGATGTAACAGGAATACCCGCAGCCGTAACTGCGCTAAGAGACTGATTGTTTAATCTTATTAAAGCCATAATATCTGTCTCCTATCCTGCTATCTCTGTTACGCAAATGAATGATGTTCCTCTTTCAGAGCCAGTATTGTCGGTATCTGCCACTGTGCGATTAATATAAAATGTCTCTGCTGCAGCAACTCTAACTCCAAGTTTATAAGTTATTGCTGATGTAGAAGAAGGTGAATCAAAATAAGCATAATAAGCAAACTCTGGTGTGCTATCTGCGTTATCAGTAGTGTACGTTCTTGTCATTGTACCCACACCACTATGTCTACTTCCCGCAGTAGGTGATGCAAGTTTTGTGGTGTCTCTGTAAAAGAAAACCATATGATTATATACGTTCCCAGCATCACCGTGTTCACCGAATATTTGTCCTTCAAGTTTGATTATACTGTTTGCGCTGGTTGGCGTTATTGTAACTTGTAAGTCAGTGTGAATAACTGTGTCTGTGTTTGCTGAAAGAACAACATCATCAGTATTAATTTTTTGTGCGTGTTTAACTTGCAACACAGAGCCAGCGGGCATTGTTAGTGCCTTGCTAGATAAGTCTAGTGTGCTTGCTAACTTAGCATCTGTAACAGCATTGTTACCAATCTTAGCCGTAGTAATAGCACCGTCAGTAACGCTGCCCACACCAAGCACATCACCCAAAGCTACAACAAAGTCGATGCTGTCGTTGGCTGTCAGTGCGCTGTCAAAGATGAGGTTGCTGCCGCTGACTTGGAAGCTGTCTTGCGGGGCTTGAATAATACCGTTGAGAGAAACCAGAAGCTGATTAGCAGTCTCTGGAAAGTATGCCGCACCATTTAGCGTCAAAGCGTAGGTTGCTGTCGCTGATGCAGTCAGGCTTCCTAATTTGTGGAAGCCACCACTCACAGGGGATTTTCCTATGTAGGGCATTATGACCACTCCTCTGTAGGCGCATCAGGCCAAGTTTCTAATGCGGTGTCTGATTTATTGCTGTTGTTTCTTTTTCGGATTACACGCAACGCATCTCTATAAGTGCCAAAAGCACTTACACAGGCATCGGTTAGGCCACTGTTAGGAATTTGTGTCCAATCTGTTTCACGGAGCAATCTTTGTGCTACGTCTTTGCTGTCGAATCCATCGGTTTTATAATTTGACATTAGAATGAATCCTTAATTCCGTAGACTTTAAATGTTCCGTAGACATTTGTTTTGGTTAATGCACTAACATCATTAGCAACCGAATTATCTGTAACTATAACACCGCCGCCTTGAAAATTTATATCTGTGGTGCTGAAATTTGCGGCAGTTGTCACACCAAAAGAACTTTCTTCATATTGATTGGCGGCAATTCCAATATAGTTCATCAAGAAATTCGACTTAACTTCGTGAGGCAAGCTAGAACTAAATGGGTTGTTAATAATTGAAAAACCTATAAATTGCGTTTCTTGCGTAGAAAGAGAAGCACCGATTCCACAGCTAT